ACAGCAGGCAAACTTGAAGAACAAGCAAAAGTACCAGTTATTATTGATCGTTGGGCACTATCAGAATTAGTGTATGGAAGACAACATAGAGAAAGTGCATCTTATGATGTAAAGGCTTTAGTTAAAGAAGCTATCGATGCTTACAATCCTAAATTTGTAATCTGCACTAACAAGAATGTTCAACGAAATTTTAATAAATTAGAAAAAGAGAGATATGAGATGTATCACAACGCATCTGCTATCCAAGAAGAATATTTGGCTATGATAGCCACAGGAAATTACGGAACATACCATAATTATGATTATGACGAAACCAATAGAGATGAGTTTTGCCGTTTTATCCTGAACTTATAGGAGAGAAGGAATGTATATTCCTGTAATTACAATTTTATGGGCGTTAGGAAATACGTCTGCATGGGTTAATTTTCCAATGGTTAATTTCCCATTTACATCACAAGAAAGATGTTATGAATATATAGAAAAAGTACGATCTAGCACAACTCAAGATCCTCATTATCTTAATGGATATAGTACTTGTATTTACATACCTGAAGGTAATAAAATATGAGTTCCATTGTAGCAGATTCGTATGCTTTACAAGCGAAATATGGTTTTAACCATGAGAAACTCGATAGTGATAAACTAGCATTTAGATTAGATCAAATCGAAGAAGAACAAGATGAATTAGTAACAGCATTTGCGAAAGGCGATGCAGAAGGAGTTGTAGATGCCCTGGTTGATATTGTGGTGTTCAGTCTCGGAACCCTGGCGATCGCGGGAGTTGACGTCCAAAAAGCGTGGGACAAAGTACACGCTGCTAACATGGCTAAAGAACGTGGTGTTAAGAAAGGACGTGAACAAAGCGACGGATGGGATTTAATTAAACCTAAAGATTGGAGAGGACCAGAGCATGGCGACAACACAGGATTCATCAGCGACATTTTTGCATCACGCACCATGTCCTAAATGTGACTCCTCAGATGCATTGTCAGTTTACTCTGATGGACATACTTATTGCTTTTCATGTGAAACTTATGGAGCAGCAGATGGTAGTGAACCCAATAGCGAAAATAGTCCGTTTACCAAAGTACAAACAGAGGATAATTCGGAACAAGAAAAAGTATACGAGAAAGCTGAAATTCAAGCCCTCAAAGCAAGACGTATTGCAGAAGACACATGTCGTAGATACGGATATAAAGTGGGTAATAGTCTTCAGCTTGCTCCTTACTATCGCAATGGTTCTTTAGTTGCTTTAAAAACTAGAGATAAACATAAGAAGTTTCGCATCGTAGGAGATGGCTCTAACTTACCACTATTTGGACAACAATTACAAAATGGTGGTAAAAGAGTATTTATAACAGAAGGTGAAATAGATGCATTATCTCTTTCACAAGTATTAGGAAACACTTGGCCTGTAGTATCAGTGCCAGGTGGAGCACAAGGCGCTTCTAAAGCCATTAAAAGAGAATTAGAATGGTTAGAAAGATTTGATGCTGTAGTGTTTGTATTTGATACAGATACTCCAGGTCAAGAAAACGCTAAGAAATGTACTGAAATATTATCACCAGGTAAAGCCTATATAGCGACTTTACCTGCTAAAGATCCAAACGAAATGCTGGTCAATAATCAGTTTAAGGAACTCACAAATTGTGTGTGGAATGCGCCTGTATTTCGTCCAGACGGAATCATTGCTGCCAAAGATTTATGGAATATGGTGAGCAAGCAGGAGGCAGCATCTGCTATTGGTTATCCTTTCAATGCACTCAATAAGATGACGCGTGGAATGCGCAAAGGAGAACTTGTCACAGTTACAGCAGGTTCAGGAATAGGAAAAACTGCCTTTGTACGTGAATGCGCTCATCATTTAATAAAGAATGGAGAGAAAATTGGTTATATTGCTCTCGAAGAAAATATTAAGAGAACCGCGTTGGGTCTCATGGGTATTGAACTTAATTCACCACTCCACATTAGTACAGAAAATACAAAGAGTGCTGATTTACGTGGTGCTTTCGATGCTGTATTCGGCAATGATAGCGTTTTTCTTTATGATAGTTTTGGTAGCACTGCTGTCGACAACATTCTTGCTAGAATACGTTACTTGGCCAAAGGAGTCGAATGTTCTTGGATTATACTTGATCATATTAGTATTCTTGTTTCCGGCCTTGATGTGGCTGATGAGAGGAAAGCTATAGATATATGTATGACAAAACTCCGCACTTTAGTTGAAGAAACAGGTGTAGGTATGTTGCTTGTATCACATTTAAGAAGACCTGAAGGAAACAAAGGTTTTGAAGATGGATTACAAGTGTCATTAAATGCACTTCGTGGATCTCAAGCAATTGGTCAATTATCAGATATGGTTATTGGTTTAGAGCGAGATCAACAAGGAGAAGATAGTAACACGACTACTGTAAGAGTAGTTAAAAATAGATTTAGTGGTGAAACAGGTAAAGCTGCAGAACTAAATTATAATCAAGATACTGGCAGATTAGTTGAACAAAGTTTCAGTGATATGCCGTTTTAAGGAGAACTATGCGACTAATATTTGATATAGAGTCGAATGGTTTGCTAGATGAAATGACTAAAATTCATTGTATTGGTATTAAAGATATTGATACAAATGAATGTAGTTGGTTTACTCCTGACAATGTGACCGAAGGTATTAACTGTCTAGAAAAGGCAGATGAAATCATTGGTCACAATGTTGTCGGTTTTGATATACCAGCAATACAAAAGTTATTTCCAAATTTCAAACCAAAGAAAGCAATTGATACGCTAGTATTAGGAAGACTAGCATTCCCTAATCTTAAAGATAAAGACTTTGTACAAAGACCTTTAAATTTAGACACTAAGTTATACGGAAGACATTCGTTAGAGGCTTGGGGCCAAAGATTAGGAAATAATAAAGCAGAGTACAGTGGTGGTTGGGAAAATTATAGTGACGAGATGCTTGAGTATATGAAACAAGATGTAGAAGTTACTCATCAATTATATGAATATCTTATTAATACTCCTATGGCAGCTACTTCTGTTATTTTAGAACACGAAATAGCTGCAGTTTGTAAAGATATAGAAACTACTGGTTTCCACTTCGATACAATTAAAGCAGCTAGTTTATATAGTAAATTAAGTGCTAGAAGGAAGGAAATTAAAGATGAAATGGAGTCAACTTTCGATCCAAACGTCACAGTACTCAAGACGAAAACTAAGTACACACCCTTCAACCCAGGTAGTAGAAAACAAATTGCAGACAGACTCACACAAAAATACAATTGGAAACCAAAAGTATTTACACAAAGTGGACAAGCACAAATCGATGAAACCATTTTAAGTGAATTAAAATATCCTGAAGCACAGCTATTAGCTGAATACTTTTTGCTTGATAAAAGGATAGGTATGGTTGCCGAAGGAAATCAAGGATATTTAAAACTTGTCGATAAAAATTCAAAACTCAGAGGGAGATATATTCCCAATGGAGCTGTCAGTGGAAGAGCCACTCACTTCGCTCCTAACATGGCACAGGTGCCATCATCTAGGTTGCCTTACGGATCCGAAATTCGTGAGTGTTTTACCGTGCCCAGCTCATTCGTCCTCGTCGGTTCTGACATGTCAGGACTTGAGTTACGATGCTTGGCGCACTACCTTGCAAAATGGGATAACGGTGCCTACGCAAAGAAAGTGTTAGATGATGACATACACACTGTTAATCAAAAAGCTGCTCAATTACCTACACGAGATGACGCTAAAAGATTTATATATAGCTTAATCTATGGTGCAGGTGATCAAAAATTAGGTGAAGTAATTGGTAAAGGAAGAGATGCAGGAAGAGAAATAAGAGATAAATTCTTTAATGCAATTCCTGCTATTAAATCACTTAGGACAGCTGTTGAAAAGAAATTAAACCATACAGGCTATTTATTAGGACTTGATGGAAGAAGATTATATCCAAGAAGTAGTCATAGTGCAGTTAATGTATTGCTGCAAAGTGCAGGAGCATTGTTAGCCAAACGATGGTTAATAATTGCAAGAAATGACTTGGATAAAGAATATAAATATGGATGGAACGGAGATTATACATTATCTGCGTGGGTCCACGATGAAGTGCAACTAGCTTGCAGAAAGGAAATTGCTGAAGATGTCGGTAATAAACTTACACGAGCGGCGCAAAAAGCGGGGGAAAGTTTTGACTTCCGTTGTAGAATTGACGCCGAATTCAATATCGGAGATAGCTGGGCTACAACCCACTAAACTAGATCAAGAAGCAGTACGAGTTTTATCTCATGCTCACTTCAATAGCTTTACTACAAAATCAGATTTCGCTCGTAAGCATGCTGACATAGTAGCAATGCTTGCATGCTGCGAACTTATTACTACTGAAATAGGTTTAAATAACTGGTCCAATATATGGAAAGTTACAGCTAGTGGTCTTCAGTTGTTACAGGATTTATTATATGAAAACTCAGAAACTGCTGATTGATGCAGACATGGTCGCTTACCAAATAACTTCTGGTATTGAACAAGAGATTAGATGGGAAGATGAAATACATACTTTGCATAGTGATTTTAAAGACGCTATCGCAGGTTTTTATTTATGGGAAAAGAGATTAGAAGAAGAATTAAGATCTCCGTATAAGAAAACAAAAGTATATTGTTTCAGTGACACAAATAACTTTAGAAAAAATCTTCACGAAGATTATAAATCTAATAGAAAAAAGACAAGAAAGCCTCTTGCTTACTCACAGCTAAAAGAATGGATTATGGATAAATTCGATGCCGTTATATATCCTAATCTTGAAGCTGATGATGTATTAGGTATTTTACAAACAAGTGATAAGAAAGATAATATTATAGTTAGTGATGATAAGATTTATTAACTATACCTGGTCGAACTTATAGACTTGGACAAGTTCATGACATAGATGAACAAACGGCAAAATTAAATTGGTACACACAAACATTAACTGGAGATACAGCTGATGGATACAAAGGCTGTCCTGGTATTGGTCCTAAAAAAGCTGAAGTATTATTAAGCAAAAGTTGTGAATGGCCAACAATAGTTGGTGCATTTGAAGCAGCAGGTCTTACAGAAGACGATGCAATTATACAAGCACAATTAGCCAAAATATTGACAGTTAATGATTGGAATAAGAAAAAGAGAGAGCCTATTTTATGGAACCCGACGATATAAAAAAAATAATAGAAATGGAAACTGATAGTTCTTATCCACCAGACGAAATTACTCAAGAAAGAGTATCGGCTTGGAGAAAAAGAAAAGAACTTGAAAAGAGTATTGATGATGATTTAGCTGATGCTAAAATTACTGGTATTAATCCAATATCAAGACCTAAACACTACGTTAATGGTGGTATTGAACCAGTTGAATTTATGGAGTCTTTAAATATAGCTGAAGACTATTACGCAGGTAATATTATTAAGTATGCTGCACGCTATAAAAATAAAGGCAGATCTGACGATATAAGAGAAGCTCGTCAATACTGTACAATGCTAATTCAACTCTTAGAGAGTCGATAATGGAATGGTGGGAAATGCTGCTTGTTACAATGGTAAGTATTAACACCTGTATTAATGTTACTGTGTTCTTCAGAGGTAGAAAGATTAAGAAATCTAGTTCAGACGCAGATTTAGCACTCTAATAGACTCCAAGCATAGGCATTTATGCTTTGAGTTGTCCAGGGAATGGCTACACATAGGGATTTATTCTCCAATGTAATGTGTAGTCATTTCTTTTTTTCCATTCGGATTGCCGCACTATAGAGAGACCTTAGGATCTAAGGATTATCTATAGATATAACTATAATAATAACTAATAGAGAATAACTAAGGAACTATATGACCTTTAGATCTAATATAAATCCAATGTTTAGGAGTAAGTTCTCCGAAGACATTTTTAATTACAAATACAAACATGAGGGATGCGAAAGTTGGCAAGATTTAGCTAGAGTACTCGTAGAAGACGTATGTCAAAACTATATGTCTAAAGACGAAAAGGATACTCTTACTCGCTATATAACTGACTTAAAGTTTATTCCTGGTGGTCGCTACCTTTATTATGCAGGTCGGCCTCGCAAATATTTCAACAATTGCTATCTATTAAAAGCTGAAGAAGATACTAGACAAGATTGGGCAAACCTAAGTTGGAAAGCTGAAAATGCTTTGATGACTGGTGGTGGTATCGGTGTTGACTATAGTGTCTATAGAGCTAAGGACGAAGGACTTAAGTCCACTGGTGGTCTTGCATCAGGTCCGATACCAAAGATGGAAATGATAAATGAAATAGGTAGAAGAGTAATGCAAGGTGGCAGCAGAAGATCTGCTATCTATGCTTCAATTAATTGGAAACACGCAGATGTAAATGACTTCCTTACAAGGAAGAATTGGCATGAACAAAAAATAGGTACTTCAGGACTAACAGTCGCTGAAGTTAAAGCACAAGATTTTAACTACAATGCACCACTCGATATGACTAACATATCAGTAAATTATGATACCGAATGGTTACTTAATTACTATAAGACTGGTGACGTAGGTGAAGTATTCAAAAAGAATATTGAACAAGCACTTAGTACTTCGGA